CGTATCAATAACAAGTAGTTTAGTCTCCAGATACGCTTTTTCATTAACTGGATTGTGGGACTCATCTTGCACAGCAAACTGATTATTAGAATAAACGACAGAACATACATCACGACCCCAACGACCACTATGCAACCTATTGCGAATAACATTGATGACCCCTACCTTTTCTTCTAATGAACGAGTATTGACCTCATGATACACTGCAGTGGCATAACAAGCAATATCTAATTCTAGGTTATGTGCATCCATTATGCTATATACCATTTAGACACAAGTGGATATACAATTTCTGCACCAACTGTTTTTGCAACTAATGCCCTTATTTTTTCTTTATGAATACCAGCTATATTACAACACATTTCATAAACATCATTGTCATCAAATAACCATCGTATAGCATCTTCTTGGTCTCTTAAAGCAACTCTATTTTTACTTGCCATACTTTTACTTGTTGCTTCATTTTTTGACCTAGGTTTTTTATATGTAGCATCTAATACCGCTTGTTGCAACATAGCAATCATTAGTTTACCTTCGGCAGTTTCTGCCAATGTATTCTCACTATCAAAATCTACAATGTCTTCTTTCATAATGTCTCCATATTTTCATTAGGTCAATATAAATGTTTATTACTTGCTTTTGTATCGCAAAATACGCATAATTTGCTAGACAAACAATTTTGTATGTCATAAACAAGGAGCAAACTATGTGGACAACACCATCAGCAACTGAAATGCGTTTTGGCTTTGAAGTAACTATGTACGTAATGAACAAGTAGTGTGTATAGTGTGTATGGGGATGCTCCTAAAAAGGAACATCCTCATCTACTACAGTTTGTTTAGATTTAACATCACCATCTTTTAACTGAACAGTACCACTAATAAACTTACCATTTTTACCTTCACGAATCCAACCAGCAATCTTAAACTCTACACCTTCAGAATTTAAAATCCCAGTGTAATTTGGTTTTTTAGGATTATCGCCTTGGTCGTTTTTAAATAACGTAAACGTATTTGTATTATCATATTTTTGCTCTGCCATTATTTGCTCCTTAACATTACTTGTTTAACAAAAGAACCTCTAAATAAATCTGGACTTTCTTTTACAATCTGATCTAATATTAAATCTAATTTGTTCATGTATGTTTCTTGTTGTCTTACTTTTAGTTCAACAAATACATCAGCACTTAATCCACTATAACATTTTTTAATTCTTTGCTTTTGTTCCTCCGTTAAAAAGTTCATTTAATCTCCTTAAGTTTATTAATTACATTATCTACTTCACTTAAAAACTGCTTTACTTCTGATTCTAATTCTTTTTGGTACACAGGGTCTGCTTCCACACGTTTAACAAATATTTGCAGATGCTCTGGGAACATTGGGTTATAGCTCACAAAATCACACCACTTACGACCTGTCACCAAAAGTTGAAATTGTATTTGAGGTATATACCTGCTAGGAACATCTTGTGTCATTAATGTTTCTGTATGCGTACTTCCCATAGGACATTTAATTTCAAGAATACCATCCTCACCTACCATTCCATCTGGGCTAGCACCAGCTTCCAAGGTGGGATGTTTTACAAATCCTACCTCTTCCACTTCCCCAAATTGTTGAATATATCTATCTCTTGCAAATACTTCTCTATCTATACCATCTTGCATTGCTTGATTAATATATGTTTCTTGTCTTTCACCTGTAAGTCTTTCGCTTACTAACTGAATCTTGTAGTTACGTCTAGATGCAGATTCACCGCTTTTAATCTTTGCTAGCACATCAGCCACACGACTAGCCGTAACCTTTCCTAGTCGTGCTTGAAACCATTCTTCTGATCTTTGTTCCATTAGATAAAGTCCTCCGCTTTAGTATCTTTCATATTAATCACAGCACCTGCACTAGAATCAATAGCATCATGCTCCACAATCTCAAAAGCATTAGTCCATAAATATCTACGCAAGTAAGTTTGCACTGCACCTAAATTTTGAACATCATGGCAACCTTTTAAAGCAGCACTTGACATAGGACATTTAAACTCAATAAATTGTGTAGCATCATCCATGTCAGTAATAGTTAAAACTGCAATGTCTGTATAAAATGTAACTGTGCCACAAATACCCACCTCATTACAAATCTCTTGAATGGTAGGTAAAAAATCACCTAACTCAAAATATTTGTATCCAGCAAACTTATTATGACCAGACTTTTTAAGGTCTGCTACTTGTAACTTTAATCTTGCTTTCATTAACTTACTGTGTATGCTCATCTTTTTCTCCCCTGTTACATAATTTAACGTCTCTAATACTTCTTTCTGGTGTTGCTCCATCATTACTTGGTCGTAATGCTGTTGTTGGCTCATTTGCTTTCTCCCATTTTTTATTATCTAATTTTAACTCTGCATTTAATTCTTTTAAGATTTGTGCTATATGCTCTAAACCATTCGCCATATAAAATATCCCCAAAATATTATTAAAAACAACTTTATCACATAATAGAACTTTTGTGTAAACTTTTTTTGCAATTGTTTTTGCTCCTAAACTAGAATAGTCACTATACTCCTAGTCAATTTTAAAGTCAACAAGTATTTTAATATAAGGGTATTTATCCGACTTTTATATTAGTTGACTATAATTTTTATACATGTTAATATGCCTTTACGTTAAATAAAGGAGATAAAAATGACGTATCAAGAGGCTGTTTCATATTTCAAAACAAAGTACCAAATGGCAAAAGCATTAGGGCTAACAAGACAGGCTGTGCAGCATTGGTCTAAAAATTTAGATAAACCTATTCCAGAGTTGCGTGCATATCAAATTAAAGATATTCTAGCCAAACAATCTGGAGGTATTACTAATGATGCCTAGGAACTGGAAAAAATTTCAGCATTATAACAATAGATGTCCACCTTGGATTAAAGTACATAACGATCTGTTAAAAAATCCAGATTGGTTTGCATTAAAAGATAGTAAAAGTGCATGGGTTTTAATAAATATTTGGTTAATTGCATCAGAAGATGTTGATGGAAATTTACCAGATAGCAGAACGCTAGCATTTCGCTTGCAAATGTCAGAAGATGAACTGAATAAACATTTAGTTGTATTAAATCAATGGCTTATTGAGAATGATAGCATTATGCTAGCATCATGCAAGCAAAGTGGGGTTACAGAGACAGAGAGAGAGACAGATATATCGTTGTCTAGTAGATTTAATGATTTCTGGAAAGAATACCCAGCTAATAGAAAAGTAGGTAGAAAGCCATGTGAAACTAAATGGCAAAGAAATAATTTAGATAAGATTGCAGATAAGATTATTTCTCATGTAAAAAGTATGAAGCAAAGCAAGTCATGGAAAGAAGGATTTAATCCAGCACCATTAACATACATTAACCAAGAGAGATGGGAAGATGATAATACACCTAAACGAAACGTATGGGATAACGCACTATGAATCTAGGTGATGCTATGGAGTCATTAACAGTTAATCAGTCTGTTATTACTGATTATTACCAACAGAAGGAATATGCTCATGCAGAATTTAAAGTTAAGGATACGTCTGTATTTACTAACGATGTCTTGCGATATTTTAATACTGAAATACATAGTGGCAAAACATTGGGATTCATTAAAACGGAAGATTCATTTAGAGTAAGACCTAGTGAGTTGACTGTATTGACAGGAGTGTCTGGTCATGGTAAGTCTATGTGGTTATCACAAGTCATACTATCACTCATGGCACAAGGAACTAAATGCCTTGTATCAAGTTTAGAAATGAGACCTGTGTTGACATTGGCTCGTATGGTGACACAGACTTTAGGTTCACCAGAACCGACAGATGAATTTATAACTAAATTTTGTGAACGTGCAAAAGATAAATTATATATTTATGACCAGATGGGTTCAACATCTAGTGAAGACATGATAGCTACATTGTACTGGGGTAAACATATTTTAGGTGTAGATGTATTTGTGATTGACTCACTAATGAAGATGTCAGATATTTCAGAAGACAATTATGAGAAACAAAAGTTGTTTATAGATAGGCTTGCTGTCACTTGTAGGGATTTAGAAATTCATGTATTCTTGGTAGCACATACAAGAAAGATGGCAGATGAATCAGAGATTCCAGATGCTACTCACATTCTTGGTTCATCACACATACGAAACTTATGCGATAACATTATTTGCGTTTGGCGTAACAGAAATAAAGAACGTGAAGTAGAGAATAATGAAAAGACAGAAGATGAATTAAAGAAGATTCCAGATGCTATGGTTTTTGTTCAGAAGCAACGTAATTATCAATTTGAAGGAAAGTTTTCTTTTTGGTTTGACCCTAAAGCATTAAAATATAAGGAGAGTCCAAGATGAGTCCAAGAGAATTTATTTGGTGGTTATTAGGTTTTGTATATAACAAAGATGGATTACAAGAATTTGAAATTGATATTATTAAAAACAAAATAGACCAGATAATATTGGAAGATAAAGATGAGCATAAATGATTTTATAAAAGAATGTAAAGAATTGTTTGGTGAAAATATTACTTATAAGGCTACATCTAAAGATGGTGTGGCTTTTAAATCTACAGGATGGGATGACAAATATGATTCGATTCGTTTTGACGAAATACAATTACGAAAATTTGCTAACAAAAATTAAAGCACTTGATTTAACTAAAAGGTGGCGTGTGAATATTACAGAAGAAAAAGTTGTGAGGTCACTTGAACAAAATGAACGTTTGTGGTCTCTATATGGGTCAATTGCTAATTACATTGGTGAAGACCCTAGCACTGTTCATGAGTTGTTAGGCTATAAGTTTCTGCGTTATCAGACAGAAATAGCTGGCAATGCAGTAGAGTTAGTTAAGTCAACAACAAAACTTACGACTAAAGAAATGACAGATTACCAAGAAAATTGTGAACGTTGGGCAAGTAGCCTTGGTTGGAGTTGGGAATTGTGAGTAACCCATTTAAAATAACAGAACCTACAGTTATTAGTTTTAGTGGTGGTCGCACTTCTGCATATATGTTATGGAAAGTGTTACAAGAAAATGGGGGGGGGCTTCCTAATGACGCTATTGTATGTTTTGCTAACACAGGCAAAGAAGAAGAAGCCACACTTAAGTTTGTTAATGATTGTTCTGTAAATTGGAATGTTCCTATTCATTGGTTAGAGTATAAAAGTGGCAAAGATTTTGTAAGAGTAGATTATAAAACTGCTAGTAGAAATGGAGAGCCATTTGAAGCAATAATTAAAGAACGTAAAATGTTACCAAATGTTAGAGCTAGATTTTGTACGGCAGAGTTAAAAATTAGAACAATGGGTAGATATCTTTCAAGTTTAGGGTGGAAGGAAAGATTAAATATGATTGGCATTAGAGCTGACGAAGGTCGTAGAGCAGTTAAAATGAAATCAGACAATAAAAATGAAGAACCTATTATGCCTTTATACATTGCTAATATATCTAAACCAGAAATATTAAAATTTTGGAATGATAATACATTTGATTTGGAATTGCCTATTATTGATGGAGAAACAATAGGTGGTAATTGTGATTTATGTTTTTTAAAATCATTGCCAAAAATATTAACTTTAATTCAACAAAAACCAGATAGAGCTACATGGTGGGCAAAACAAGAAGAGTATGTAAAGTCAATTACAGATGGCGATGGAAATAGATTTAGAATTGATAGACCAAAATATGCAGATATTCATAACTTTGTGGATAAACAAGAAAATATGTTTGACGATTCAATAGAATGTTTTTGTGGAGATTAAATGAATTATAGAAATAAAAAACTATTAGAAGCAGTGCGTGAGTTTCCTTGTGCTATGTGTGGCAGGCAAGACGGTACAGTATGTGCAGCTCATTCTAATCAACAGCGTGATGGTAAGGGCACAGGCATTAAAGCACATGACTATCGCATCGCTAGCCTTTGTTACCAATGCCATGATATGATAGATAATCACAAAGAATTAAGTAGAGAAGATAAAGTAGAAGCATGGGAATCTGCTCATCGTAAAACTATGGGATTGTTATTTGATAAGGGGTTAATTAAAATTGGGTAAAGGTTCTACAAGAAGACCATTGTTAATTTCTGAACAAGAAGCAGAAGACAATTGGAATAAAATATTTAAAAAAGATTATGAATATGAATTAAACAAATCTACAGGTGAAGTAGAAAAACGTTTTATAGATGGCATATCTAAACCTAACGAAAGTCAATTTGATGGCGACAAGCCCAACGCAGTTAAGCCTTAAGAAGTTAAGAGCAGATGGATACCTAGTAACAATCACAGAACGATGGAACGCTTTCGCCAAAATTAGACAGGATATGTTTGGCTTCATAGATTTACTTGCAATCAAAGAAGGTGAGATACTTGCAGTGCAAACTACTACTGCTAGCAATATGTCAGCAAGAGCTAATAAGATTGCAGATAGTGAGCATGTAGGAATGGTTCGTAAGAGTGGTATGAAAATACACATACACGGATGGATTAAGACTGGTAGGAAATGGGAATGCAAAGTTATGGATGTATCATGAAACCACATAGAAGGCAATACGAAGTACACGGTCAATCAGTTAATTTAGAAAAGTTTAGGATTCATATTTTAGAAGTCATTGACGATAATGAATTAACTATTCCACAAATAGCAAATGTTTTAAAAACTGAAACAAGAAAACTTCAAGGTGTGTTATATAACATGCACGCAGAAAAGTTGTTAGACATTAACAAAGAAGGTAGGTTTCATGTCTTCTCTAAAGTAAAAGTTTCGATGTTGCAAGAAATATATCATCCTATGCCAGACTTTAGTGATAGGATTAAAAGTATTTACATTAACTCAAGTGAGGAATAGATGCACATAGACAGACTTAAGCAGATACTTGATGACTGGGCTTTATGGATGCACACACCAAGTCACAAGTTAGGTTATCCAAGTAAGTCTTTAGGAATGATTAGTGGTGGTGAATCTACTAGCGAAGCCTTTGAAGATATGGTATCTTCTATGGATATGACTAATGTTAGAACTATTGATGTCATTATAAATAATTTACCTAGAGACCAAAAAGATGCAGTGTATGCTAGATATCTTAAGACTGTTAAATACGATGACTATGAGTACCAATTAGGGCTTGCTTTTGATAACCTATTATCTATAGCTTCAAGGCGTATAGTCGCTTGACAAATGTATATTAGTTATGCTATAATTCGGTTGTTGGGATAGTCTCGCCCATACTCTCCGTAGTACATTTAAGCCTTTGAAATAAAAGGCTTTTTTTTTGGATAAAATATGAAGAAATTAGCAGCAGTTAAAAAAGTTAAAAAAGTAATGTCAGAATATGGCAAAGGTGAGTTAAATATTGGCAAATCACCTAAAAAAGTGACTTCACAAAAACAAGCTGTAGCTATTGCTTTATCTATGAGTGGTCAAGCCAAAAAGAAAAAGTAAATCCAATTTTCACCGTGTAGAAAAATAGAAGTAAATCCGATTTTTACCGTGTAACTTTATAGAAGTAAATCGCTGAAATATATATATGCTATAAAGCAAATGAGAATGATTCTCATTCTCTAACATAATATGGATAATCAAAGCTGCCAATATTAATTTTGTATATCGGGCTTAAATGATTATAAAAATTATCAATAACCGTTAATGGATATCCGCTTAATTGTTTTTGATAATTCTTAAAATCAAGTTTTATGTAATTGGTATATTTTGCAGGATTGAATCTAAAAAAGCCCCTATTCATTAAAGATCTATGATTATCTAAAAAATTTATATTTGATTCATATAAAATAAGATCATAGCCGCTTAATTGATAGCGGGCATTTAAACCATTAAAAAGCCGCTTTAAAATAACCTGCGGGCATTGATTTTTAAGCTTGATAGATAAATGATTGATAATAACCCCTTAAAATATTATAAAAGGGGCTAAAAAGCCCCTTAAAATTGATTTTAACCCTATTAAATAGCTAAAATAGGTATAGTTTTGATAATAAAGCCGCCTAAATCCTTTTTAGCCTTGCCTTTAGCATAAAGCCCTAAAATAATATTTTTAGGGGCTAAAAATGTAAGATCGGATTCATCACCATTTAATACTGGTAAACCCATAAAATAAGCGGGCAAGTTTTGATCGGAAAAGACAGCCGCCAATCTCATACTTTTTTTAATTGCTAACTCATTAAATTTTTGAAATTCTGGTTTATTAGAATAGCTAAAGGTTAAATCGTAATTTTTAGGCAATTGATCCCTATTTGGATTTTTTGTATAGTCATAAAATTGAATATCTGGAAATAATTCAAAAATGGTTACCGATCTAATTTTATTATGAATAAATTCATAATTAAAGCGTATATTTTCCCATTCAATATCGCTTAAACCATTTAATCTTATGACTGGTATTAAACCCTTTTTAATTGCTGTCTTTTCTAAAGCATGAATTTCAAGGGCTAAAGTATTCATAAAGGCATTAATATCATTATGAAATAATTTTGTACGGTTTAATCGTGCATTTTGTACATTATTAAAAATGCCCCTGCCTGCCGTGTTTAAACATGCATTAATACATCCTGCCGCTTTAGCGAAAGGGCAAATATTTTTACCGCCTAAAGTATATGGGGCTAAATACATAATGCCAGTAAGATAACCCTTTTTAAGCCCTTTTATAGTTTTTGAATCCTGATTAATAGATAATAATTTCATAGATTAAACCCTTTTTTATAATTGTAATTGTATAAAGGCTAAAATATAGCCCTAAAGCTTACTTAAGAAAATAAGCTTTAAGATATATTTAAATAGGCTTGCCATTCATAGCCCCTTTTATTATTTTATTAGCTAGTTTTTTATTATTGACTAAAAAATAACGTTGATTGATTAAACCGCTATCCTTATATTTAAATAATTCATTCATAAATAGCATTAAGCCTTGATTATCAAAGCGGGCTATTTTTTTATCCTTAAAATCGATAACATACATAATTAAGCCCCTTTAAAGTAAGAAAATAAGTAAAATCCAGCAATATAAGCTTATTAAACCTATAAAAGCATAGATAAAATGTTTAAAAAGATTTTGCATGATTATGACTCTTCCCTATTAATTGAAGCAAAATCCCCATGCTTACTTGCTAGCATAGAATTATAATCCGCTAATTCATCATCATAAAAATGATTATCGGATGTATCAGTAACGGTTATTATTTGAAAACGTTGAATATGATCAATGCTATTTAATGCCGTGATAAGTTTTTTAATGTTTTGCATGATTTTTAAGCCTTTCGGTTATTTGATGAGATAAAACTTTGATAATGTATAAATATTGCATGTTATTAGAATCTAAGCTTATATAGTGATCTAATTCATTGCATAGATCATTAATGCTTAGATATGGTACTTGATCAATATTATCTATATGAATCATTAATAAGCCCCTTGTTTAAATTGCTCTGGTGCTATTGAATCCCAAATCTGATAATTATGATCAAATATTGCAGCCTTATTTAATAGCTCTGATCGTTCAGTTGATCCGTTCATATATATACCATGATCATCGGAATACTTATAAAACCAATCATGAGATTGTAACGCTGCTATATATTGCTTTAATCCTAACATTGTATTCATAGTGTATTAATCCTTATATAGTGTTTAATAATAGATTATAGTAAATTGATATTTACGTCAATAGGTTTAACGGAATTATAAAAAGGGTTTATATAATTATGCCCTAAAGTATAGCGGCTATATGATCTTATCTTACTTGATTTATCAGTATGCTTTTCAATGAATTTAAACTTAATGCCTTTATCATCTAAAGCCTTAAGATAGGTTGATAGATCTACATCTTCTTCCAAATATGCGAATAGATCATTCTTAAGTATATGCAAATAAGAATAAGTACTTATCTTATCGGCAATATTAAGCTTATGTAATTCGGTTAAGGATACTTTAGCCCATCCATGGGAAGGATCGGTATAAATAGTGATTGATTTCATGATTGCCCCTTTAATAATTAATAGTAAACTTATGTTTACGTACTCATAATAAACCAGTATTAAACAATGTCAACGATTAAATTGTAACAAATTGTAACAGTGATTGACATCTTAAGGATAATAGTATAATGATCGATAACCCAATTGAGAATGATAATCATTCGCATTTAGATAACGTGCAAGCGGATATAAAGCCCGATGCATTAAAGCAGGATGATATAAGCATGGATGATATAGCTATTGATAAGGCTTTGATCCCTGATAACGTTGAGACTGGAAAGGATAAAGGCGGAAGACCCCCGCACCTTCCAGATGCGACCACCCGAAATAAAGTTTTCATGTTATCTACAGTAGGCACACGCCACGAAGATATTGCCACAGTACTTAACATTAGTGCAGATACCTTGACTAAATATTATAATGATGAATTAGCTAAAGGGCGTATTGAGGCTAACGCTTCTGTAGCAGAGACTTTGTTTAAGCAAGCTAAAGAAGGCAACACTACTGCTATGATATTCTGGTTGAAGTCTCGTGCCAAATGGAAAGAAACATCTCAACATGAGATTAGTGGTAACCCAGACGGTAGTCCTGTAGAAGTTAAAATCATTACAGGAATAGAATAAGACC